ACTCGCACTCAAAGCTAATTCAATAGCATCGCGAGCATCGTTGCCTGTAAGCTGTCGTGTGTACAATAAGTGTGCTAGTTCTTTAAATGCTTCCCAAGGAAGTCCTTGTCCGTCTGGACCAGAGTGCTTAGGAACTTTCTTGACACCAAATGTGGTGTAGCTGTTAAGGGCTAGATCCAAACCTTCTAGAAATTCTACATTGTTGGCTTTTACTTCACGCTCGATGATTGCTTCTTTAGCGAGGCGAGAATTGTCTGCTTCAAGTTCATTGATGATATGGTACATGCTAGTCCTTACAAGTGTTTAACATGTATATATTATAGCAGGATTTACCACAAAAGTCAAGAGATTTTAACAACATGGATATTTGTGTCTTTGTCCAAACCATTGGTTAATCGCACTTTACCAACGAGTTTAGTATCGTAAGTCATTGTATATGTTGATTTAATATTGCCCTTATCAGTCAACCAATGTACGAATATTTTGGAATTTGGATCAGGAATTAAGATAGCACCCTCTCCGCAGTCCCAATCAAGCACAGCTCGGGCGCCTAGTTCAATGTTTTGGTTTTTTAAAGGTTGATATAACATTTTTATACGCTAAAGGAACTGCCGCAGCCGCATTGAGTGACCGCATTGGGGTTTTTAATACTGAACTGAGAGCCGTTAATATCTTCTTTGTAATCAATTTCAGCACCGGTGAGATATTGCATACTCATAGAATCTATTAGCAATTTGAATTCGTCCACCGGTATTTCGAAATCGTCTTCGCCCTGTACATCATCGAATGTAAATCCATACTGGAACCCAGAACATCCTCCGCCCTGTACAAATGTACGCAAGGCTAACTTTGGATTGTTTTCTTCTAGCAATAAATCTTTAATCTTTGCTTTGGCTGATTCTGAAATTGTTATCATTGTTTTTCTCTATAGTCTTTTATAGCGGCCTTAATAGCGTCTTCCGCAAGGATACTGCAATGGATCTTAACCGGCGGGAGTGCGAGTTCCTCTGCAATTTCAGCATTCTTAATTGATCCAGCCTGCTCCAACGTTTTGCCCTTGACCCATTCTGTGACAAGTGAGCTCGAAGCGATCGCCGACCCACAACCATAAGTTTTAAATTTCGCATCTGTTATGATTCCACTTTCATTCACTTTAATTTGTAATCGCATCACATCACCACATGCTGGCGCACCGACAATACCAGTACCCACTGTATCATCAGTTTCTAATTTACCCACGTTACGTGGATTTTCATAATGATCCAACACGGCTTTAGAATATGCCATTTCAATTCCCCATTGTAAAATTTTTAGATCTCAATACTGGGCTTTCTGTCCAATTAAGTGTTTGCACTTTTGCAAAAAATACTAGAGTCAATCTGTTGTCTGTTTTATCAGAGCCAAAATACTCTCTAGCCCTATGCAACTGATCCGTAGGATAAACTACTAGTCTATTATATACGTTATTTACTGCTAGAGTCTCTTCATATCTAGAATTATGTGCATCGCGCACTGCTCGATATTCTGCTACATCTACGGGTTTATCGTTGTAAAACAAGCTCTTTAGTTTGTTTTGTGCATCGTAGTCTACAGCATCATAATCTACGTCTGTGCGCTGACGGTATATCGAAGTACCACCGGATAAGGGCGCATTTGGTGTTAGATATACGACACCAGCAAAGTCCCAATGACTATCGTCGATATCATCATGTACCCACCCCTCCTCGTATTTGCCCGATATCAGTTGGAATTGGCTTTGTACAGTACAGTTAAATTCGTGTGTGCTGAGATCAAAAAACAAACTAAAGAGCTTTTTGTTTAGGTAGTGATGGAAGCGATCGTCTATCTGATGTAGGAAACGACTGCGTATCCCCGGAACATAGGGTCCGGTTTTTCCGTATTCTAGATTAAGTGCGTAGTTTCGAACCAGATCAGGAGTTTCGAAGAAATTGTCCAGTACCGTGACAGGTATTTTGTTTATTGACATTTTTATAGGGTGTTGCACTTGACGCTAAATATGCGTATAATATTTATTTTAACACATTTATGGTCACTTTAACAACCGGCGCCGCAGAAAGAATAGAAAAAACCCTAGATCAGCGAAAAGCAGGTGTAGGCATTCGTATCGGTGTTAAAACTACAGGGTGTTCTGGTTTTGGATACGTGCTTGAATATGTAGATCAACCCACAACAGAGGATATGAGCTTTGTAAGCCAGGGTGTCCACGTGTTTGTTGATCCAAAGAGCCTAGTGTATATCGACGGACTTACTGTCGATTATGTACGTAAAGGATTAAATGAGGGTTTTGAATTTATCAACCCTAACGAAAAGGATCGCTGTGGTTGTGGCGAGTCTTTTAGAGTGTAACGGAGAGCCAGATGTCAAAGATAACCCACACAGCGTTTAATGCTGTACAGAACAAAGTCGCTAATGTGATTGGCACTCCTAGTGGATCAACATTTGATCTAGGATATAATCTTCCGCCCAATTCAGCGGCGGCAAGTGCCGGACAGATTGTGTATGGTAGCGATTTAAATCGAGTAGTACAAGATATCAATGTATGCTACCTTCATCAGACAGCTACACAAACTGCACTACCTACATATCCCCAGGGACAGATCATAACTGCGAATGATCTAACAGCAGTTTCTACTATCGCCGATGCTATCTATAATAATAGAAACACTGTAGGTGTGGCGCAACTTTCATTATCTAACAGCAACAGCTATTCAAATAACACTAACTGGTCATCAGTCCACAGTCATTCCGTGGTGTTGGCTTGGGGATCTAACGCACAATTCCGCGGGTGGGCCAATCTGGGCGGATACATTACTATCAATCTCGGTATCTTAGGTGGGGATGGTGGTCATCAAACCAACTCGTGGGCTAACCTACTGGCGTCGATTGGTACCCTAGTAATCGGAGCGGGAGCAACGGTGCAACAAAATGCCGGGACTGGCGGAACCGGTACTTACCCAAATGGTGGATTATATAATTGTCTAGCCAACGGTCCTGGTAATCCGAGCTATCCTAGCATGATTTTCTACATCGCCGATAGTGATACTGGATATACTAGTAATAAACTAAAAATTTACGTGTATCCGTATGGAGGAAGTGGCGTCTTAGACTCGACTGGAGTAACTATTACCTGTACGCTAGAAGATGGTCACCAACCACCCGCACACACAACATCTGATACAGTTACTGGAACACTAAACATGACCTTTAACACATATTATGCATTTGGCAAAACTCCAAACGTATCAGACTTAGGAAACTCTATATCATGACCACAATCAATCATACTGACTGGAATCCAGTCCAATCACAAATAAATTCAGTCGTTGGTACTCCGGACGGAAGTACTGCAAACTTAGGTTATAATGGCGGTATTAGTAGCGCACAGAAAAATGCCAACGATAAGATTACTGGTGCAGACTGGAACAATCTAAGAACCGATATTAACAAAGCCTACTACTTGCAAACAGGTGCCAATTCAGATTTAACGACTAGAGATTCTACCTACTTGGTTACCCAGGCTGACCTCACGCAGATTACAGCACGATCACAAACTGCACTTAATAATAGATTGACGATTAACAATGGTTCATTGAACTATCAAGCATATAACGGCCTTGTAGGGAATTCAAACTGGGGTTCACAAAGTTATTGTACTGTTACTTTTGACTGGGGTAGCAATGCTCGATTCCGTGGATTTTGGAACGGTGGTGGATATATCGCATTATCTGGTAGCAGAACCGGTGGTGGTGGTAATCCAGGTCAAGATAACGGATGGTCGAACTTGCTATCTAACTGCGGACAAATTATTTTAACCCGTACTAGCCTATATCAAAGCGGTGGAGGTTGGGGCGCGTATGCTACACTCGGACTTACCGGCGGAATGTATGGCGGTGGGTGGAGCACTGGATTGACCCAAGCATATTTGAATTACGATAGAGATTCTGGATATACTGGTAACTATTTCCAAATCAACATGTCAGTGAACAATACTAATATGTTATCCGCTACTAGTATGCAAATAAACATGATATGCGCTGATCCGCACGTTGCGCAAGGCACTAACAGCCAATCACAACGCACCCAATTAACTGGAGCCAATTCGTGGAACACAGCATTATCTGGTCCGACAGGCTACGGACCAGATTATGTAGACGGCACACTGACTTTATCAACTAATTGTTATTATCCATTTAGCAACAACCCAACCTGCACAGTTGCGTCGGCGGGACAAAGTTAACGAGGACACGATGGACGAAAGACTCCAGCAAGCATTAGAACACGCAAACTATAGACAGACACTAGGAATAGAAAGAAAGCGGTTAAAAGACAAAGCACTAGCCGAACTTGTAATTGCATACAATGGCGGCATCTTCACTGTTGACAGGACCTTAATTGGTTTTATCAATTCAATTAAAGATTACGGATCTGCTGTAATCTTAGACGATAACGAATACCCTGTAGAAATAGAAGATTTAGAAGCATTTTCATCTAAAGTACTAAGCACCTATTTTGAAGTAACCAATCGATACCTAACAGATTATAACGATATAAAACAAAAACGTACAGCGGCCAAATTGGTGGACCTATGACGGTAGGCTGTATAATTTTCGCCTATGACGGCGACGTCCTATACGGCCCTCAAGCTGTTCTTGCCGCCAAATTGGTAATCAAACATCTAGGCATTCCAGTGAGCCTTGTTACAGATTCACGTACCTTAGGTGATATTAAAGAACCTACACTGTTTGAACACATCTTTATCCAGGAAATAGGACCTACTACTAACACACGAGTTTTGGCTGGCAATGTCGTTGTGTGGAAAAATGCAAACCGTAGTAGTGCATACGACATTAGTCCCTACGATCGGACACTGGTTATAGATAGTGATTTTCTTGTCCTAAGCGATAGGCTTAAAAAATACTTGGACTCTGATAGAGATTTTATGATATGTCCTAACATGAAGGATCTGCATCCAACAAGGACTGGTAGTAAGGTAGTGTTGAATCCTGCCAGTATTCCTATGCTATGGGCAACCAATATTATCTTTAATAAAACTGCAGAAGTAGAATCAATATTTAAATTAGTCGAACATATTAAAGATAATTGGGAATACTATGGCGCCCTATATAAGTTTAACACCAAACGGTTTAGGAACGACTATGCATTTTCTGTGGCATGTCATACGATCGGCAACGACGTTTATACTGCATTACCAGAACCGATATGGTTTAATGATAAGGACCTGTTGGTTAAGATAACCGATAAATCATTTACGGTTCTAACCGAGGATGGAATGTTGCTTAAATCTAGTGGGCAGGATATCCACATGATGAACAAATACGACCTATTAGAAAATCTAGATAAAATTGCGGAGTTAGCGCATGATTGAAAAAATACTAGATCGTGGTTATTTTACAATAGCTAATAACACGCAAGGTACAGACTATATTAAATTAGCCTATGCGATGGCACTAACTATCAAGCTAACACAACCAGATGGATTCAACAACATATCTATTGCTACACTGACTCCGGAAGTTGCGCAGTCTTATAAAATGTCTTGGGTGTTTGAAAATATAATTGCCTACGACGGTCCGAAAGGAATGAACGCTAGAAGTCGGGTATATGAACATACTCCATATAAGGAGACAGTGTTTGTTGATAGCGATTTTTTGTTTTTGAATGATGTTAGCCATTGGTGGCCTCACATGCAACAGCACGATTTATATGTTGCTACTCGTCCTATGACATTTCGAGGTGAAACAATGACTAACAAATATTATCGGAAAGTATTTGTCGATAACGATTTGCCAGATTTCTATTCGGGCTGGTTGTATTTTAAACAATCAAGAGAAACAACTAAATTCTTTAGAGTGTTAGAGGCACTTACTGATTATCCCGAACTATGGAAAGCACAACTAGAAAATTGTAGGTTTGAAAGCATTCCAACAGACGAAGCATGTGCATTAGCGGCAAAGATGCTAGATATGGTCGAAGATATTAGTGATCTAAAGTTGCCATTTCCTCGACTCACTCATATGAAATCAATAAGCCAAGGACTAGGATCGAGCGCAGATTGGACTGAATATATTCCTTTTTACTACGATTCGGATTTTAATGTAAAGCTCGGACCTTACGCACAGTCTGATATACTACACTATACTAAAAAAGATTTGATTACTGACAATTTAATTAACGTATTGGAAACGAAGGTATGGAACAAATACAAACACGTTATGTAATGTTTCATTCCGAAACCTTTGATATTATAGGAATTGGAGATATTACTAATTTAAATCTAGACTACGTAACACTTCCTGTAGAGTGGACTTTGATAGCGCCATTCTTTACCCTCGAAAAAAATCCAGTTGAGTATTATCCTGTCGTTCGTAACGATCAAATAGTTGGGTTTAGACGGAAATTACTCTACGAAGCTGAGCTAGTATTAAACACAGAAGATAATACCATAAAATCGTTAAGACCATTTGAAAATTTTATCAGTAACTGTCGGGTAATGTTTGAGTGTACTGATAGCGGTATCGTGTTAGCATACGACCCTAATTACTTTGATTCTATTACCAATCAAGAAAATCTAGAAAAATTGACTAATGCCGGCGATACCGTGTATAATCTGTATGTTACCCGTAAGGGCGACCCGTTTGCTATATACAAGCAGTACGACATTACATTATCTCCATTTTTAGAAAATACTACTATCGAGATACCATACATAGGGACCAAGGACATATCTTTATATGCCATTGTTAAAAATTAACGAACTAGATTGTGTGTTCATAAGCTATGATGAGCCGAACGCAGAATTAAATTATGCTAAGTTGCTACAAGAAGCACCTTGGGCAAAGCGTGTACACGGAGTTAAAGGTAGTGATGCTTGTCACAAAGCGGCGGCCAATCTAAGTGACACTGAATGGTTCGTTACGGTTGATGCTGATAATATTGTTAATCCTAGGTTTTGGGATGTAGAACTAGATTTAGATCAGTATCCAAATGCACAGGCATTTAACTGGCCAGGACGTAATTGTATTAACGGACTGCGCTATGGTAACGGTAGTCTTAAAATCTGGCGCAAGGATTTTGTACTAGACATGAAAACACACGAAGCCGCAGAAGAAGACAAAGGTCAAGTAGATTTTTGCTGGGAGGCAGGATATTATCCGCTAACAGTATCTTACAGCGAGACAATTATTAACGCAACACCTCTACAATCGTGGAGGGCAGGATTCCGTGAAGGTGTTAAGATGTGCCTTAACCGAGGAATTAGAGTACAGGGCGAAACTGCCAGAGAAGCTATCTGGTGGGAAAATTTGCATAGATTAAAGATTTGGTTAAGCATAGGTATGCATACTCAACAGGGTGCATGGGCAATTGCCGGAGCATGGGAAGGAGTGTATAGAACTATGCTAACTGATTGGGATATTACACAGGTTCGTGACTTTGACGTATTGACTAATATGTTTAATGATCGGGTAAGTACAGACCCTCTCGAGCTTATACAACAATTCCAGCAAGGTACAAAAAACTTTTTGTTTGTACCTGTACTTGATGCGCCTACAAGCGAATATGTAGTTAATACATTTG